ATCATCACCATCAATCACCAATTAATCAACAAATAATATGACTAAATTAGATTATTTTAAACAAGAATTACATTCGGCAATTCAAGAGAATGCAGAAATAAAAGAGCAAATCTTAGATATTTACAACTTATGTATGTCTGAGTCAGAAGATCCATCCACCTCTTTAGATCATGAAATTGATTTAGGTTTAGAGTCTCTGAAACAATTGTTAGAAGACAACAAAGAAATTAACCAAGGTTTAACTGACTGGGAAACACAACACGAAAGGGAATTATAATATGAGAAACACTATAGAAAACTTGTCGGTAGATTATGACCACTTTGCCGAAAATCCATTATTGTTAGATGAGAACATTACACCGGTTATGTTTCACAAGAGATATGACTTACCGAATCCATTAGGATTAAATCACGAAGACTTTAATTCTTGGGACGAATTAGAAAGCCACTTAAAAGAAAAATTCAAAAATGTACAAAAAGTATATATGTATGATCATTCTGGATTAGCGTTTAGAACAGAGCCTTTCCCTGATCAATGGGACTCAGGTGTGGTAGGTTTCCTATGTTCAGATGATATCGAAGATATGTCTCAAGACTTGCAGATGTTTGAACATTACACGAATGGAAGTTGCTATCTCATACAAGTTAACGAAGATATGTACACCCTTTATGGATTTGGTGAGATGATCAAAGATTTAGAAATAGAACACGAATGTACTGACGAAGAAATAAAAGATTTAATAAAACAACTATAAAACAAAACTATGAACTACACTACAGAAGAAATTGATTTGATGCTGGATGCATTAAACGATGCAATTGACGAATTAGATTTGACCTTAGGAATTTTAGATGATAAAGAGCAGAGAGATGCTTACATCGAACAACTAAAACAATTAGACAAAATAGTAAACTTATTAAACGATTTAAAAAACACATTATGACAACAAAAGAATTAATATACTCTATGCTTGTAGAGAACACCGGCTCACATATGTTAGATAGTGGTGGTGCTTACGGACGTGCTTGGGAACGTAACCAAGGAAAGACTATTGAAGACTTCGAACGTGAACCAGAGGAACGTATTGTTTGGACTGGGAATTATTTAGAACGTACCGTGTCTGTCTTTCATTATCTATCACATTTATATACCGATGCTATATGTAATCAGTTTAATAGAATGCCATGCTTAGATTGGGATGCCGATGGAGATGTTTATGGGGTATCTGAGTCCCAATGGAATTGGCTTAATGATTTAGGAGATGTTGAACTTATAGAAGGTTTCAATACATATAACGCGGACTCAGACCTATCTCAAATCCTCCAAGGATCATGGCTTAAAATTAACGATGAGCAGTATTTACTTCTTCAAATTCATGGAGGTTGTGATGCACGTGGTGGATACACTGATGCAAAACTATTCAAGCCAGAAGAAGAATATCGTATCCACGAATATCTACAAGAGTACATGGATAGCCGTGATCTTGAAGATAACATCAAACAAGATTATGCCGTTGTGCATGATCAAGAAGGTAATGTTATGGACAACAAAGAACTATTAGAACTATTAAATAAATAAACAATTTAAAAACAACATAAAAACATGGGACGTTATTATTCAGGGGACATCGAAGGCAAGTTTTGGTTCGCTGTCCAATCATCAGATTGTGCTGACCGTTTTGGTAGCATTGGCAATACACCTTTTTACATTGAATACTATTTCGATACCGACCATTTGTCGGGAGTAAAAGAAGAAATTCAAAACATAGAACAATTTTTAGGAGATAAAAAAGAAAAGTTAGATCACTTCTTTGCAGAAAGAAATGGTTATACCGATTCTGATCTTGAGGAAATAGGCATCAGCAAACAAGATTTAAAAGAGTATGCTGACTTACTAATGGGTTATGAAATTAGAGATTGTATTGAGGACACTGGGGCGTGTGGTTTTACTGCTGAGACATAATAAACAATTTAAAAACAAATATATGAGACAAGTAATAATTAAAGTACAACGTACTTACACCAAAGAAGCAGAGGTAATTATTGAATTGCCCGACAATGTAGTAATCGACTACGTAGATGATTATCTACTTGCAAATCAAGGATTGTATGAGAATAGAATTCAATATGCAATGGATAAGCAAGAACATTCTTTTGATGATGAAACAATACGCTATGATGTTACCGAAGAAGTAACTGAAGTTAGACATATCTGGGGAGGTACATTATGACAAAGAAAGAACTAATTAAATTGCTTTTGGGGAGGTATCCAAAAATGCATATTATGGTAGATGGTAACGGATGGGTCTCAGAATCTGATGATAGTTTTGCCATCAGCACAGAACACGATGTTATGGCATCCAATGGTTATGATTTATTCAACTATTGGACAGAAAACTACACAGACTTTGAGTTCGGTGTTCACAACGAACTAATAAGTTTATTGGAAGATAACGGATGGTATCCAGAATGGGTTAATCCAGGGGTATTAGGAATACATAAAAATATTTAATATACGGAGGTAACAAATGAAAACATTAGAATTATTCGCTGGTAGCCGTTCAATCGGTAAGGTGTGTAATGAGTTAGGGCACAAGGTGTTCTCCTCAGATTGGGAGCAATTTGACGGCATAGACTATGCTGTAGACATTAACAAGTTTGATACTTCTCAAGTACCATTCATTCCGGATGTTATATGGGCATCTCCTCCTTGTACTACATTCTCTGTTGCTTCTATAGGTAAGCATTGGGATATGAATCGGAGACCCAAAACTGAATCTGCTCTTATGGGTTTGCAAATCCTTAAGAAAACTATTTCAATTATTGAATTCTACATGAAGTACAATCCAAATCTTATTTGGTACATCGAGAATCCTCGTGGTATGATGAGGAAGGTAAATGTATGGGACAGCATTCAGCATATACGTCAAACCGTGACCTATTGTCAGTACGGAGATACACGCATGAAACCTACAGATATTTGGACAAATAACTTTGCTTGGAAACCTCGTATGGCTTGTAAGAATGGAGACCCTTGCCATATCTCTGCTCCTCGTGGTAGCAGTACTGGTACTCAAGGCTTGAAAGGATCTTATATTCGGTCTCAGATTCCTTATGAGTTATGTTTGGAAATAGTTAAGAGTTGTTTATGATAGTTAGTTCGTATTATAACATCCCAAGTGATATTAAGCTACCAAATTCACTTGCCGAGTCAGACATGATTTTGCATGATTTAGCACTCAGAAAGATAGGAGAAGATTTGTATGCAATCGATATGACATTGGTGGTTGATGACCAGTTTAATTTTATGACTGAAATCACCACAGATAAAGAATTGGTAAACAACTGGTTTGGTATGTTTACTATAGGAGAAAACACAATTAAAAAATGCTTAGAAATATTTTTAAAAAGATTTGAATCATGAAAAACTTAAGTGAAGAAATTGTAAACAAGGGAAGTGTGAACGTACACTTTAAGACAATGACCAAGGAACAAAAAACCTTCGTTATATTTTTACCTTCGATATTTGTTATGGACTCTGATTGGGTCTCAGATGTTGATTGGGAAGCACAATTAGAAAACGCAAAGGTAAAGTCCCAGAAGGTAGTAGATGATTTTGAAACAGACATCTCAGACCTGCTATATTTCAACCTGCAAGGAGATCAGACATTTGTAAGTTTAGAATTCGAATTAGGATTCGATACGTTAGAAGAGGCAATGGAAATTGCACAATTTTATGAATTTGAAGAGATTGTCGATTTAGAAAACGAAGAGGCATATGATTCAGAAGGGAGACTAATAGATGAGCACTCGTAAATATCAAATCGAAGTACCCAGCGAATTTTATAAAAGATACGTCTCTAAGTTTGAGAACGAGAAAAATGCGACTGATTACTTAGAGTTGAGTTTTGATACCATCGCCCGATCTCATAGAACACTACTAAGAAAACATAAACACAAAGAATTAGAAACAAAGATAGTAGACATTCACATACATGAATTTTTATGTGAGATTTTTGAACAATACTGCACATTAAAAAATATTACTCCGAGACATATTGCAGTTAAAATAATGAACAAAACAATTATAAAGAAATGAAGGCTGTAGGTTATATAAGAGTATCGACAGATGCCCAAGCAGACAAGGGTGCATCTTTAGAGAATCAAGTAGCTCGTATTGAAGAATACGCACTGAAGAAAGGTTTTATTCTGGAAAATATTTTCGAAGATGCCGGTTATAGTGGAAAAAATACGAAGAGACCTGGGTTTCAAGATATGTTCAACAGAGTTAGAAAGGGTGGTATCACTGCTGTGATAGTTTGGCATAGCACTCGTTTCGCCCGTAATCTGAAGGATAATATTGTACACCTATACGAATTAGAAAAACTAAAGGTTAAGTTCTATTCTGTGGAAGAACCAGAGATGAGTGGTACAAGTGGTAAAGCAATGCGTAATCTGATGGCAGTATTTGCTGAGTACCAATCCGATCTTACCGGAGACCAGGTAAGAAGTGTAAAAGGTAATTTAAAAAGAAATAAGAAGGTGTACTCTGGCTTTGCTCCCTTGGGATATAAACACGATAATGGGGACTTAGTTGAGACAGCAGAGATGGAGATTGTAAAAGAAATATTTGATCTGAGGCACAACGGATACTCTTATAACAAAATAGCAAAACAATTAAATAATAAAAACTTAAAAGGAAACAAAGGAGGGAAATTTTATCCCATAACAATTTATAAAGTAATTAACAATAAAATATATGAAACGCAAGGATATAGTATTAACTAAACAAGACAGACGATTCGCTTTTGAAATATTCGAGACCGTCAGCAACGTAACAAATGTACCTCAAGAAGACTTCATCGAAAAGAGAAGCAGAAAAATGACCGTGGTTATTTTAAGACAGATATCAACTTATCTGCTCAAAACTTACACTAAATTATCACAAACAGAAATTGGTTTTGTGATTGGTGGTTATGATCACTCTACCGTTATTCACTCCTTAGAGAAAGTTGAACACTGGTTGCAGACTCCTAGGCTATATAGGACTGAGACCGAAATTTTACAATCATGTTTCACTGCATTAAACGAAAAGTATGGACGTAACGAGTAAAATATTATTTAAACATCTTTTAGTTACTATACATGGAGAAATTCCACAAGAACTTCAGCAGTATTTTAAGGATGATAGGGTATTTGTACCACCGACAATTGAAGAAGTAACACTGCATTTAAAAGAGTTAAGAATCAGAGAAGCTAAACAATGTGCTGAGAAATTTGTAAATTTTTACGAGGCAAAGGGTTGGATGATTGGTAAGAACAAAATGAAAAATTGGAAATCTGCAATTAATACTTGGGGATTTGAAAGAAATAATTTAATATTGTAAAGAATTTTAATATGAGATTTATGTTGAATAAAGATATGGAGGTAAAGATTTTGCCAAAATATAGTTGGAAAATAATTGTGATGTTGTTATTGTGTTTAGGATCAGTAGGTGTTAGCATATATTCTATTTTGCGTCAGCCTGAGATTAAACATATATATCATAAAATAACTCAAACAGAAGAACACATTGATGATGTGCCACTAAATGATACGGCTATCCTTAAAGAGTTGGTCAGTGATGGATGTGTGTTAGCAAATATTGGTGTAGCACAAGCTAAGATAGAATCTAATTTAGGTCAGAGTTCTGTAGGCAAAAATGCTAAGAATTTATTTGGTATAACTCACCATCGTTGCAAGTATGTATCTGGCAAGTACGGAGTGTATGCTAAATACAATACTTATCGTGATAATATTAAATGCTATATTCACATTCAAGATTATTACTTGCGTAATATCGATGGGAAATATGCTGAGGCTGGTATTTATATTGAAAAACTAAAAGAATTCAAATGAAAAATAAAATATACGCAACTTTGAATGTTTTATATTTTGTAATATGTGCAATCTTAACAATAAAAATATATATATGGTTTACAGATCAGTTAGTAAAGTAAAATGTTTCTTGTTACAGTTCATGATTGAGTCTGCTTTTGAGCATAACCCAAGGGCGATGAGTACTGTAGAACCAGAAACAAAGGTGAGTTTTAACGAATTTCAAAAAAATATTAAAGAACAATTAAAAAAACAATATGACACTAAGAGAAGCAATTAGTTTTCGTTTTGATAAACTCACGATAACTACACAAATGAGTGGTGGTAATGAAGTATTTCATTATTTCCACAAGACAATTAATGGAGTTCCTTTGATGATTGACATAGACAAAGATGGTAACTGGTATGGTACAATCTTTGACATGGGGGTTAAGTTTTATACTGCCAGATTATTTCAGGACATTGTAAACGCTGTTGAGAAAGGGCAATGGGATGTTGAAATTTGATTTTGTAAATCGTTATGATGATACCATTTCTTTTGTTCAATCTGGAGATTTTACAATTAGGATGATAGGTGGTCAATATTATCGATATGGTTATAGCGGTAAAGAACCATTGAATCAATACAATATGGTTGATCCGAGTGGTGGTCCTTACATTGGTTCGGGCTCAGACATGGGAAGATTCCTCAAAGAATGGAAAGGTTTAATTGTCAGCCATATCACCGTGGAGTCAGTTACCAATGAAAAAGTATTACATCTATTCGAGGGAAGAATAATGAAGGGTAAAACAAATGACGAAGAAGAACTTAGATGGTATAAAGCTGGAGATTCTTCTGGACAATTTGAAAGATACAATGACATGGAACAATTTTTAGTAGCACAGAATGACCGGTAAAACAAACAAAAATGAACGATAAAAAGTTTTCTAATAGTAAACCAAATTTCAAAGAAACATACGGAGGTAACAAATGAAAAAGCTATTTATAATATTTATATTTTGGGGATGTTCTGAGAACCAATCTGAGCATAAACTAAATGTCACCGACAGTACAATATACTGGGATAGCATGGAACTTATAAATGAATCACCATAAAAAAGGTAACAAATGAAAACATTCGTAATTAAAATAGAAATTGAACACACCGACAAGACTTATGATTCTGAGCCAGTCCAAGAGTTTATCAATTCGCTTGGGTCTCCGGATATAAACTGGACTAAACAGATGAAAAAAGCATTTAAAGAAACAACACTAGGCAAAGATGCCTTCAACATAAACATAACATACGCACTAAAATTATGACACTATACGAAAAATTTTTAACTAGACCTCCAATGTTTTGGAATCCTAGCGATGCTAGAGAAATTAGCGGAAACCAACAACTTACAGACGAACAATGTAAAGAAATCATTCAAAAGAGTTTGACGGATAAAAAAATATTTGATTTAATTGTAAAACTGATCAAAGAAAATACACCTAAATAATATATATTTGCAACCCTGAAAATATGAACTCGGATAAATTAATTAGATTAGGAATAGATTTGCGTGGTAAATATAGTGGTGAGGTAAAAACACTTTGTCCTAAATGTGCACACAGCAGAAAGAAAAAGAACGATCCTTCTTTGGGTGTTAATATTGAT